TCACTGGTTAATGTAATTATTGATTTTGGTTAAGTAGTCGGGAATATCTTCGGCTATGAGTTTTCCATAGTGTTTATAAATCATTGATGTATCACTATGGCCAAGCTGATCTGCGATCCATTCTGGTGGCACCTGCCCTGAAGACAATAATTGACTTGCGAATGTATGTCTTCCCTGATTAATTCCACGATATCGCACACTGGCCTTTTTTAAATGCCTTCGCCAGATGTAGCGCAATTCATAGTAATTAAAAGGTCGATCGTACTCTTGATTGATCCACACAAAATGTAGTCGTTCCTGCTTATATGTTCGGTTATCACGTTGCAGAACATTCACGACTTGGGCGTAACGATTGCCTGTGATTGCATACTGTCTGCGGAGTGCCTGAATTGCAGGCTGTAATAGCTTAATTTCGCGCTTTCTGCGGCGATTCTTAGTGACTTTGTGCAATCCTTTAACATGGTTGCGATTGACCTGTATTGTGCCTTTTTCGAGGTTTATGTCTTCCCATGCGATAGAGATCTGTTCAGAGATTGATAAGCCTGTCCAAAAAATACAAGGCAGTAAATTTTGTATGTCTTGGTTGGCCATAGCTCCCAAAATCATTGAAATCTCAGTTTTGGAGAATGGGTCTGGCTCAAGATTGTCCAATTGCTTAATGACAATATTTTCAAATGGGTTATAGGGAATTTTATTTTCCTGTCGCCATAGTTCATGAATAGACGCAAGCCGGGTAATCACCTCGCGAATGGTTTTGGGTGCAAGGTTTTCTTTTAACTCATTGATCCATTTTTTCACGGCTGCCGTGTCGATGTCTTTCGGATGGATCTTAGCCCAACGTGGCGTGACATGTTTCTTGATGTGGCTGTAATAGCCATCAAAGGTACTTGGTGCAACTTCCCAGCGGATCATTTCTTTGTACTGAGCAATGTAGTAAGACATTTGATTCTTTTTCAAATGTCTTGAGTTAGGGAAATGCTTGGCTAAATTGAATTGGTCTAACTCAATCTCGAGTTTAATTAATTCAGCCAATTTTTTGGCTTTCTCAACGTTCTCTGGTGTAAATGGCCAGATTAAAGTTTCTTTAATCACGGGTTCTGATGGATGTGTTTTCATCCAAATTCGCATGCTTTTGCCACGAACTTCTAATCCTGCGGACATGGAAAACCTACATTTAAGTATTTAAAAAATATGAGGGATATTTTAGAGGAACGCACCTCCGAGCGGAGGTGCGTGAAAGGTGCTCAAATTAGTTGAAAGGTAGCTCGTTTTGTTCGTCTATGCTGCTTCGAGCAAGGAGTTCATTTTCTAAAGATATTTTTAGATAGGGATCATCCGTTTTACCAAGCAGCCAATGAATATTTTTATCCTCTAAATCCTTAATTGAAGTGCCCTTATACTTCCCATAAAAAATATGGGTTGGATACCTTGCCTGTTCAGAAAATTCGAATAACTCTTCAAAAGACGAAATTTTAGTTTCACGGACAATTGCCACTAAAAGTGAATATGTCGTTTTACAGTCATTTAATGCTGAATGTGCATTTTTAAGACCACGTCTAGTTGCCTTGCGATCGGAACTTACCTGATAGGCCAAAGCTGTTAAATTATGCGATTCTAGGTTTGGCCATAAATAACGAGCCATCGCTAATGTACAAATTGCTTTGATGCCATTCGTTGAAGTTCCAGCTCGATTAACTGCTGCAATGTCATAATCAATATTGTGGCCAATCAAATATTCAACACCAATGTCCTTCGGAAATTTGAACTTAGTGAAAGATGGGCATTTGACTAAGTCCTCATCGACGATGTGGTGTACAGCCATCGCACCAATATTAATAGGCTCACTTGGTTTAAAGCGTTTTGTGAAGTCGAATTGAGTTGGAATTAATGGAATATTCCCGCCAATTTCATGAAAAACTACACCCATCCCTGCAGCTTCAATAATATCGCCATGCAATTTGTGGGTTTCTGTATCAAAAATTAATGCTGTCATGATTATTCCATCCACTGCACACAGTTTTCAGTTTCGCACTTAGCTGCGATATGCCCATTTACTGCACTAATTTGATAACTCAATTTCCCTGCACTACAAATTGGGCAAGGCATTTCACCACCAAAAGTTAGTTGTGGTTTTTGGGTACCATGTTTGTCTGTGATTGCTTGGCGGGCAATTGCGATCGCTTGAAAATTCATTTCGGTTGCTCCTGCCCCATTTCTTGAATATCGACATGTTCAACGTAGATATAATTGATCTTATGAAAGGATTCATTTTCAGCATTTGGTACTGTGTTTTTGCTCCATGAATGATGAATAACACCAAAAACATCGTTATTAGAATTTGCATATCCATTCAAAATAAGACGTCCAGCAGTGGCATAAATATCATCTGAATTCTTAACATCGAAGCCACAGTAATTAACACTTTCAATATCTTCTGCAGTTGGATTAGCTGCCCAATCTGCAAGTTCAATTTCTATTTGCGCTTCTACAGTAATCGTTACTAATTTTTTAATACCCATTATGCCACCTGCTGAATTTGATTTTGTTTCATGGCTTCATTCAACTTTTGGATTCCGTTTAAGCCCTGCTCACGGATAATTTTTTTCACAAAGTTGAACTCTTTTAAGCATGCGTAATCTGTAAAACCAGTGACGCACGAAAGTTTTGCATCACTTCGCACTCGATCAAAACCAACTGGCACATCTGAAAGTAAAATTTCATTTAGTTCGCTGTTGATCCCTTTCCAGCGGGTTTTTAGACCATGCCCACGATCGACCGTTAAAGTGCTGCCAAATTTGAACTCGTTAAACGACATTTTTGGCATTTGGAATTGCACCGGCACTGACATCACTTCTTCCGTTTCAGGGTTGTAAAAATGACTGTCCACACCTAAATGCCATTCTTGTTCCAGTGGAATTAATATATTTTTCAGGCAAATGATTAAATCGCCTTTATATACTGAGTAAGCTACATGCTCTGGAGTTTGTTCAGGATCTTCTAAGCCTGTTTCTTCGCGGTGCTGTTCAACGGTTTCATTCACTTCATCGACACAGAATTCCATACTTAATTCATAAGGGCCCTGAGCAGCTGCATCTTGTTTCTGTTTCAGTTCAGCCTGTTGTTTAGCTCGAAGTGCATTTAATTTTTTAGGATTCATTGTTTTTCCCCAAGAATCAAAATTGCAGAAGAAACTATGCAAGAAAAGACCAGATTCAGGAACAAGGCATTCTTGAAATTGAAATTCATGAGGATTTCTCCTGTTCATATCGACTTAAAGCATCGGCACATGCTTCTTCAGGTGTTGGCCCTTGCCCTTGCAACAATACTTTTCGATTGGGATCTTGCTCACGAGCATTACTGCAGATCCAAACCATCCAGTCTGTATAACGTGTATAAGCCAGCTCAAAATAGCAGTAGTGATTCGTTTGAAGCATATCTGTATGGATGGCCATAACTTTGGATAAGTTGTTTTGTTCTGTCATGGTTTAACCTACCTGCTCAAGTTCATTTAAATCGCAACTGCATTTGCCTATACGGAAATATTCAATAGGACCAGGTGCATCTTTTGGGGTAATTTCAAAACGATTAAGTTGGTATGTACGAACAGGTGCTTTCACTGTAATTTCATCACCCTTAATTTCGGTGATTTTTCCACTGTGCGCTTTTTGGCTTACAGCAATATGCCCATTGCCTATATTTCTGCGTTTTTGAATCATGAAATTCACTTCATCGCCCACTTGGTAGGCTTCAAAATTTGGAAGGATTAAACCACCACAGTTACAACGATATTTAGACATGGACTATGCTCCCAGTACTGCAGTGCTTGGGTTATGTACCAATTTTGACAATTGGCAATTTGCCCAACGCTTGCGGTGTTCGATGTCACTTGCAGTTAAAGCCACTGAGTCTTTAAAGTTCGCCTGACGTTTAAAACTGGTATGCGGGTGAGTCTTTTTCATTCTGAAGAAATTCGGATGAATTAACTCAGGTGTTAGTACAGCGTTTGACGCTGAAGTTTTGGCAGAAACGTTTTGTAGGTTAGAATCGTTTTGCATTATTTGGTTCTCCAACTGATTGATGTGACACATACAGGAGTGGCCGCTTCTGTATGTGTGCTTTCTAAAAATTAATTGAACTGAAATCGATGCCCTTTACGTTGATCAGCTAGTGCTGCTAGTAATAAAAGTTTCAAAAATGCCTCTGCAATATCTTCTTTATTGCCCTCCTGTTTTTCTTCGACCTTTTCAGGAATAGGTGCTTTCAGCGAATCATAAAATTCATCTGCATAAGCCCACTGGTGAATACGACTTGGTTTTAAGTCCCCTTTAGCCGTATGCCAAGCTTCGCAATTAGTACAATACCTAACTGGTGATGCCATCGTGCGATCGACAAATACAACGATAAGCTTACGATCTGGCTCAGGTAGCTCTGTAGGTGCTTTGAATAGTTCAGTGGTTTTTGACATGGTTGGTTCTCCTAAAATTGGGATTAATCCCGTTGTGAAGTTGGTTTTTCAAAAATCCAACAGCGTTTGGTGGTACTGCTAATTTTGCTTTGTATGGCTTTATTTGCTTCAACAAAGCGATAGTGCAAACTGTGACGCAGCGCATTTTGAAGTTCATTTACTTCAGGCAGTGAGTAGCGGTAATCCGCTGCGACTCTGTATAAATGAGCAAAGTTAATTGCGAATAAATCTGATTTGGCTGAGTGATTCAGTACAGTTTCTTGGTGAGTTGGAGTCTTGATGGCATCTTCCATTTCTTCGACGGTGTTCCAGAAGTTTTGGACAATGATTGGATCTGACTTGAGCACCTTGTCTCGGTTCTGCGCCATGCCAAATAATTCATCACGCACCTTTTGTTGTACATCGTTTGGAATTAAGTCTTTTAAAACATGGGTACACATCGCATCGAATAACGCCAAAAGTTGGGCATGGTTATGAATCACACGCGAACTTTTAACGTTGTATTTTTCTTGGTGTAATATTTCGTCGTATCTTTCCATGCCCAAGCGGTAGGATTCGAGTACGGCATTTTCCTTTTCGATACAAAGTAAAATGAACTGGCTGATTTGAGACTGTTCATATCGCTCAAGGTTACGAGAGGCGTATAAGCCTTTTTTAGATATTTGCTCTTTAGTGAATTTGTACTGAACAATACGTCCCATCACTGCTTCTGTAGACACAATTTCAGCATTTTGGCTGATCACCAAAGTCCCCATAAATGGCGGTTCATAGGTTTCATTCCCGCCATTTTTAACGCCTTTTGCACCAAGTGAACCATTGTCATATAGGGTTTTTAGTGCATTCCAATCGAACTGTTTTACCGTGCCTTTGTCCCCTTCACGGTCTGACTCGAGTAAAACTACAGGTAAATTGGAAACCTGTCTGAAGGTACGTAATAAGCCTGATATAGATGATTTACTTGGGTCGATACCTTCATAGTTTGAGCGACCAAATAACTTCCATAAAAATGAAAGCAAAGTCGATTTACCAGTTCCTGGTTCACCCACCAATTCTATAAATGGAAATGATTTGTGCATGCTTCGGATTTGCTGTGCAAAAAGGCTTCCAAAAAATGCCGTTAATGCCACCATCCCGCGAACATCATAGGCATCGAGTAAATCTTTCACCCATGCATCTGTATAGTCACTGGCATTGTTGTTAATTTCTAATTGAAACGGTGCACGTGCTTTTAAGTTGGTTTTGCGTGGGAGTTCAAAGTATTCCTCTTTATTGATTTTAAAACGTCGACCGTTTTGGACTGCAATGTCACACAAAACATAGGTTTGATGTTCTTTGTGATAACCAACGTAATTAATGAGTTCAACTCGTTTGATGTCGCGCAGTTCCCTTTTAAGAAATGCGAGTAGCTGCTTACTATTCCCCTCATAAAATACACCCGGTGCAATGTGCGTTAGACGTTCACAGAATGCACCTGCAGATGTGATTTGTGATGAAGTAAAAGTGTTTTTAATCGTTTGGCCACCACGGGGAAAATCGACTTTAAAAAAATATGAAGCTTCGTCAATTTCCTTTTGATATTGGTAATACAGACCATATGGGCGGCATTCCATCATAATTTCTACTGTTGAAGCATGTTCTAATGCTGAGTCTCTGCGCTCGGCAATGAGTAGGTCTTTTTCTTCTTGTGCCCAGTCTGCATTGTCATCTGTAGCATGTAGACCTTTCATGTAATCGTCATATTTGTCCATGTCCAACTTGAACCAATACACTTGATTTTTAAAGTCAAAAGGAAAAGATTTCATGCCTTTATGCTTGTAGATAAGTATGCCTTTATCAACAGCCTTCTCTGCAACAAGTAAAGCACCGTAATATTTATATGTTTCTAAATCGCTGAACTTCAGTCGATCTTGTTTATATAAATCGTTCCAGTCCTGTTTTTTACGTCCACCCGGTGGCAAAGCAACTTCACATTCGAAACCGTCTGCTTGTGCAAGTTCGATATTTTTAAAAATACCTTTATGACCTGCTTCATCGTTGTCAAACGCCCAAACCAGCTTAGGAAAATCACTACCCGCTTCAGTACATTTTTGTGCAATTTCATTTAAAAAAATGGAAGGGTAATTATTGCAAGTTAGGGCTGAACAACTGGTAATGCCTGAAAACCATAATGCGATGGTGTCGAATATGCCTTCAGTAATCCAAATTTCTTTCGACTCTAAATAATTGGTATTTGGTGTGAGCCAAGCATGCCCCATTGACGACCAATCTTCTTTAAAAGACGTTTTAGGCAAGACATCCTGTTGATCCAATACACGCTGCCACCATCCCTCATTACCTTGTTCATCCGTAATGGGAAAACGTAAGGTTATAGAGGTGGTTTTTTTAGGCTTATAGCGGGTAATCGACTCTTGTGCATACAAGCCTTTTAATTGTTCTAATGGAAAACCTCTTTCCTCAATTAGATATGCGTTAACAGTACGTAAAGGATCTTCAAGTGTTGGTTCAAAGCGCTTTTCCCACTTTTCAAAAAGTTCAGGGAAAAGGTCACGGACATGATTTTCATGCCCGCATTCATTTTTACGTGGACAGAAAACTATCCACGGTTCTTCGGCAAATGTCCAAGCTGATGACTCTTTGTGGTTACAGTCAGGACATCTGCCACGAAGTTTGTCGCCATTTGTAGAGGGCTTACGTTTAAAGCCATAAACATGCTCAAGTTTTTGTTCAACTTGTCTTTGTGTTTCTGGGAACATCATTTGATTGATTTGCCTTATTACAAATGCCGTTTACGTTTAATTTCTTCCCCTGCCAAATCGAGCATTTTTTCTTGAATACGTTCTCTGACTAGGAATTCGATAGTTTCTTCAATTGAGGAAAGCCCCAACTGCTGCTGCACTTCTTGCAAGATTTTTAGTTCTTGCTCTGTCAGTGCAATTTCATGTGTGAGCATTGCTTCAGCTCCTAGAAAGCTGTTTTTTCGCGCCTTCACTTAATATCTTGTACAAATTAAAATCGTCTTCAGAATCATCGACTAGGGTGTGGATGGCCTGCTTCATTGCCATTTGGCGAATCAGCACGCTGATTTCTATACCTGAAAGATTCGATGCTGCTGTGAGTAAGCTTGTTTCATCGTTGGTTAAGTTGATACTGAATCGGTTATCACGAGGCTGCTTTTTAATACGACGATGTTGTAAAGACATGGATTTATCCCTCTTGGTTGTTGCTTTTACCTTGCATATAAAACTTGGCAATGATGCTCGAATGGCTTTGGTCTGTTTGTTCTGCCAATTTATTGACTTTGTCGGCCTCGTCTTTGGGGAGGTAGACGTTGAAACGGACTCGACCACCAGGGATCTTTTTTGATCTGGGGCGATGATTTTGGGGTGAAGTTTCTGTACTCATACAGTATCCTACGGTTATAGTGATGTGCTAAGGGTCACTATAGCATAAATATTTAGTCTATCAATATGTATCGGTGAAATATATGTCCGAAAACTATGATGAGCTGTCAGCCATCATTTCTGATCGCTTTAAATCGGAACTAGAAAGAAATAATTTGCGTGCAAAATCACTGAGCCGTGATATCGGAGCGCATGAAAATACGCTTGGAAATTACGTGCGTAATAAAGTTCCAGATCAGTGGGTGTACTTAGCTAAACTGCATGAGCAAGGTATTGATATACGTTATGTGCTGCTTGGTATTGATCCCGAGTTTTCAGGACTGACCAGTGAGGAAAGTTTGTTATTAAAGGCTTACAGACAAATAAGCCCTGAAGCTCAAGAAGCACTACTTGGACTGGGTAAAGTGATGGCCAAGGAATCGGAAAACAAAAAATGATAGCCAAATAAAAAGCCCACTTTGCAGTGGGCTTTTTTCTTATTCCTCTATTTGGCTCTGAACTTGTGCTAAGTTAAATTCGAGCGCCATGAGCTTATAAATTAAATCATTATTGCTATAGGTTACGTCTTTGTCGTTCCCCGCTGCTTCAAGTGACTGTCTCCAAATACGAAGATCGGACAATGTTTGGTCTATAAGTAGTTCTTTATCAAGTGTTTGCATGTGATTAGCTCTATCAATTTGATTTAATTGAAATTGCCAAACACGTACCTCTTCATTGTTCCAAATGGGACTTATGACCGTAAGTTCTCCGTTAAACTTAGGATATATCAAGTCATTTAGCGACTGTTTTAAGACGTCAACATCTAATTCTTTGGTCGATTGATCACTTTTAGATAGTTCATTGAGTAAATCATTCAACTGATCGGGACAAACTGAAAGCAGTCCTTTTGCTGTGTCATGGTTAAAAGATATCTGCGCTTTTACACACCGATCAATTAATTCAAACAGCTTTTCACATAAGAGCTGACTTTTCGCACTGCTGGCCTGTACACGCGAAGCTATGGGGACATAAGGGATAATATTTGTATTTTGATTCATGTACTTATTCCCCTAAAAAAAGAATGGAGAACGTTAGCACTGCCATACAAATTTGGGCTAGTCCTGCGAATGTATTTTTGAGAAGTTTTTGAGTTTTACGTTTCTTTAAGCGTTGCTCGAAGGCAGCTAAGTCGTAAATTGGAGTGTGCTCGATGATGTGAGCATTTTTTGAATGTGCAGGTGTACGGGTACGGACTTGAATTTGATTTTTCATGACAGTTACTCAGAGTAAGTTTTTTGCAAACCTACCGCCATTCTTCTCACGGAATGGTGGCAGACCGAACAGGGGTGAGAATACCGTACTCTGAGAACGGCCAGCCTTACGGCTGCCCTGCCCGATCTACCATAACGAGTATAGCCGATCAGACTTTTTAGGCAAAAAAATAGCCGCTTAAGCGACGATATTTTATGCGCTCAGAGTAAAATTTCAGGTTCTCACGCCTGCACACAGATTTTGCTGTGCTTTTACATGTTGCCGATAGTGAGGTGTTATGTCAATATAGTGAGGTACTATTTTTTATAAATAACTGACTTTATGAATAATTTTGAAAATAAAAAAGTATCAATCCCTTTAGCTATTGGGATTTTTTTAATTCCTTTAATTTTTGCTTGGTTTACCTTAAGAAAGGGTTACAGCAAAACCGCAAGAATGATCAGTTTTGGGTGGTTAATTCTTGGCTTTGTTGCATTTGCATTGATGCCGACACCGCCTAAATCTACTGCTGACAATACGACCCAAGAACATGCTGCACCTACTGAACTGACAGAACAAGAAAAAACAGCTAAAGCTGATAAAGAACGTCTTGAGTTTCAGGAACAAAATAAAAAACAACTTGCAGCTTTGGCAAACGAAGATAAGCCCCAATTTGAAGCCCCTACAGTGGACTACACCTCTCCTGTAGCAAAAGTTGACCTGAAAAATGATGAAGAAATTATTGCTTCAGTTGGCTTGCCTGTCGTTGAAAAAGAGTCTGGTGCTAACCAAAATGGTGAGCCAATGACAACATATTACTTCAGTGAAGATTTACTTAATGGTTTGGAACTGAGTTTAAGCCGTGAGTTTGTAGATGTAGCATGGAAGTATGATGCTAGTAATACGCAAAAAGCATATGCCGTATTTGATGATGGCCAACGTATTAGTCGTGCACTTTTAGGTGGACAAGATGGTGCTGCACTGTATGAAAAGATCAGCGAAGGCAGCAAGATTGAATCAGTGATTCTGAATGATGGTACCGAGATTCAGAATGCGCGTTGTGGCGAGTCTATGTGTCGTTATCAGGTGGTGAGATGAAAAAAAATTCCTATGCTTATAAATCAGCTTATAGCAGACTAAACCTATCGATTGATCTTGAAATCTATAACAAAGCTAAAACAATTTTCATCCACCAAATCAAAAATGGAATAAAGGAATATAATGTATTATTCAACTACTTAGATTATAGCAATTTAACAGAGCTAAACTTTCTCTATCCTATTGATCACCAGCAACCCAGAAAATGCATTTTTTGCCATAAAACATCAGAAGAGACAGAATTTGGAAATCATCCACATGTTATTCCCTATCTCTTAGGTAACTCTTTTTTATTGCATCATGAAGAGTGCAATGAGTGTAATTCTCATTTTGGTAAAACTTTAGAGTGTGAGCTTGATAAATATCTAAAACCCTACCGTACTCTTAATCGCCTAAAAAATAGAAGTGGAAATTTAATTCGTACTGACTTTAGCTCTAAAAGATCATTTCGATACGAAGAGGCCCAGAACACATATTTTTTTGACCTCTTAGAAGATGAATTGTCATTTGACCACGATACTAATACAGCCACTATCCACGTAAAACGAGAAAAACATTCACCGCTACTTGTTTACAAAGCTTTAATGAAAATTTTCTTCGGCCTATTACCACGGGAACATTTGTCAAAGTTTGAAAAATTAAGACAATGGATTATTGATCGAGATAAGAATTTAAAAATTTTTTCTCCTTTAAACGTTATAAAAACACGTTTAAATGGATATAGCACAGCAACATTAGACGTCATTATTTTACATAAGCCTGTTACAACAATAGAAGAATTTCAGAAAAGTCCTGCAAGAGAAAATTATGAATATTTGGGATATATCAGGTTCGGTAGTATTACTTTTGAGATTCCTCTGTTGACCGACTTAAGTTTTGAAAAACTAAATATTATGAAACAGTCAAATATTAAAACTGAATTTTCATTTCCACATATTCCAAAACCGGGTTACCCGATTGGCTATGAAATTCTAGATTTCTCGGAAATAAAGAAAATAAGAGATGTTGAAACGATGTATTTTGGTTATACAAAAATGACTGAAACTAAATTAGATTAGTTGTTTTGACTATTAAATTCCCTATACCCTGCCAACCACATTTGTGGTGCTTCTGCCCAGCTTCTTAAATGACTAGGTTCTTGAATTCCATAAAATGCATTCATGAACCTTTCATGCCACCATTGATACATACCATTGTGGGGTCTTAATCCGCATGGATTCATATCTTCTCGCACGTTTCTATAGAACAGTTCAAAGAGTTGTTCAGGATTCACTGTATTAATCCCCTGAATAACTACTACTGGATGAATCCGATCCGCTGTCCCAACTGCTCGAGGGGCTGCATTCATTTGAATATGTTGGAGGAGTATAGGAGGTGTCTGGAGCATGGCTCTGAATAGGACGATGAAAATCAGAAGTCATTCGACATGGTTCAGGCTCACTGATAACGGAATTAATCAGATTTTGCTGTTGTTGTTGAAAATATAGACCAGTTGTTGTATCGATGCTTGTCAGCCGTCTTTCAGATGGAGATCGAACAGACGTAGTTTTTCGGCCGATCTCTTGTTTTGGTTTAGCTTTGCAACGATGAGTTTGGAAAAACCAAGTACGTGTTCCACAAATATTACATTTGGCCATGATGAGTGCCTTTTAAGGTAGAAATATATGTCCCCGCCAATAAATGGCGATTTAGAAACTGAGTGAATGATTTGGGGCTGGAATTACTTAAACTAAAGTTCACAGATGTTTCGACTGGGTGGTTGCAGATTCCTTCAAGTGCAGTCCCTTCTCGTTTTTGAACGATTGATAGGACTGAGAAATCCTTTTCTGCACTTAAATCCATTGCCCCTACATAAAGGCTGTTATTTGCCGAAAAGTTAATGCATAAGCGATCAATCATTTCTATGCTCTATACAATCGTCATTTGCTGCTTTGAGTTCTTTTAACTCTTGAATGGTTGGTAGGCGAATAGATGGATCGGGCGTTGCACTTGGAGAAATGACGTAAGTCAGTTCGATATTTCCGACACAAGAAAAACTGCAAAGAATATTTGGACACTGCAGTCGGATTTCTTTAAGGAGTGGGTGTTTTTGTTCGCTGCTTCTTATTTTTAGGTTGGTCGCCTTACAATGTGGACAGATCATTCTTGGTCGTGAACTGTCCGCGTTGGTTTTATTGAAACTTACAGCCGTCATACTCACCCCAGATTAAGAATATATTTTTCACCATTCTAAAATAAAAGAATAAATATTTGTTCTTTTTGTTGAATTTTAATAAGATTTCGCCTGTTTTGCTCATGTAGAAAAAACTTATGCAAAATTTGAAGTGCCAATGCTGTTTTAAGCTACTGGCAAAAGTTGGGGCTTTTGATGCATTAGAAATAAAATGCCCACGCTGTAAAACGCTAAATACATTTCAGAGCACCCTGAGTGCCTTACCTGAACGCCCAGAGCGTCGAATCGACACAGGTAAGATCGATGACAAACACTTCTGTAATTCCACAATACAATCCTAAGGGTCACAGCTTTTCTGGCTGGCTTGGTGGTAAATCTCAACTTGCACGAACCATTATTGACTTAATGCCTGAACATAAAACCTATGTTGAAGTATTTGGTGGTGCTGGATGGGTTCTCTTTAAAAAAACGGCTTCTCCAGTTGAAGTGATTAATGACGTGAATGACGACTTAATCAATTTATACCGTGTGCTGAAATATCACTTTGAAGCATTCTTGGACGAGTTTGAAAACACCCTTTTCTCACGCACGTTGTTCAATGAAATGAAAAAGAACGATCGTGGACTGACAGATATTCAACGTGCAGCTAAATTTTACTATTTACTTCGTGCTGCCTTTGGTTGCCAGTTGGATGGCTCGTTTTCATATAGCCGAGACCGTAAAAGCCGTTTAAAACTTGGGGAAGAGTTGCGCGAGCATTTGGTTTCAATTCACACCCGGCTGCAGAATGTCGTGATTGAAAATGCGAGTTATGATTACGTCCTCAAACGTGTCGATGGGCCCGAAACACTATTCTATTTAGATCCGCCCTATTGGGACTGCGAAAATGCTTATGGCAAAGGGATTTGGTCTAAACAGGACTTTTATGATTTGAAGGAATACCTTGATAAAATTCAGGGCAAATTTATTCTCAGTTTGAATGATACACCTGAGGTCAGAGCGCTATTCAAAGACTATAAAATCCAGCATAAAAAGATTCGTTGGTCTGTGAATAGCAAAGCAGCGCATGAAGAGCATAATGGTAATGAATTAATTATTACCAACTTCTAAATATGAAACCCACTAAAAGTGGGTTTTCTTTTATATTAGATGCTTACTTGAGGATAATAATTATGTTTTTTTATATAGATGAAAGCGGCCATACTGGAAACAATCTTTTTGATTCCACTCAACCATATTTATATTATGGCGTATTAGGGTCACAGCTAAACTTAGATATTTTGGCCGAGCCTGAAGTCCGCAAAATGAGAAAAATTCTAGGTGTAAAAGACAGGATACATGCGACTGAATTAGGTGAAAATAATCTTTCTAAAATTATTCCTGAATTAAATAAATTAGCGAAAAAAAGAAGAATTTTTTTTGATTTTTATCGTGTACATAAAACTGATTATCCAGTGATATGTTTTTTTGACCAAGTATTTGATCAGGGTATAAATCCAGCAATTCCTTGGTCTAGTTATTGGACGCCTCTAAGATATGTTTTATTAGCTGAACTCAATAATTTATTTAGCATTGATCTAAGAATAAAAGCATGGAAAGCGCGTCTAGAATCAAAGGATAGTGTGTGTGATGAAGCTGTTCAGTTCATTTGTAAATCCTTATTAAAAAGAGTAATTCATTTAAGAGATGTAAGATTAAAAGAACTACTTTATGACGGTTTAACTTGGGCAATACAAAATACAAGACAACTAAACTTTAATGCTAAGTCTAAAAACGATAAAAAGTTTATTTCACCTAATTTGATTGGTTATCAAGCTGCATATTTTGGGATTATAAATAGATCTAAAAGATCAAAAAAACAGGTGTTTAAGATAATTATTGATCAACAAGATCAGTTTAATACTGTGCAGAATTACTTATCAGATCTTTATCGTCAAATTGAAGGTCAAAATTATCCATTAGGCTGGAATATTGGTGAGATGGATCTTAGAAAGGTAAAAATGCCATTACCAATTTTTTGTAGTTCAAAGAAATCTTACGGTTTAGAGCTCGTTGATATTTTTTTATGGATATTCAAACGCTATCAAGAAGACAAATTGAAGCACCCTATTCTTATTAATTTTGTCGAATCACGAATTAATAATGTATATACCGATGAAGTGTCTATTGAAGCGACAACAAATCGATTTAAGAATTGGATGCGCTCATTAGGACCAATGACTCCAGAAGAATATCAAAGAGGCCAGCAAATCAAACAAATGGAAGAAAATCGACGTAAGTCATTTCTAGTCTAAACTCATCACCAATTTTTAAGCAGTCTCTTTGACTTGTTGCAACATATCCCTTTTCGCATTGAGCCGTGGCATTTCGTTTTTTAAACGTTGTTCTGCGGCTTTTTTGCTTTTATAGACATGATTGATAATTTTGGGATTGGATTGGTCGCCCAATGTAACCCAATAACGAGGTGTCGCTTTTTTCCCGATCGTGTATTGGGTTTTAATTCCTGTATAGGGCTTAATTTCCAATTCATTATGTGCTGAGAATTTGCCTGTTTCTGGATCTAGCAATGCATACTCGCGATCTAGTCGTGCTTGAGCAGCTTCTCTACTCACATACAAATAGGTGAAATGCTTAGGGTTAGATTGATCCCCCTTTGTCAGTGCAACGGCTTTGTTTCCTGACTGGTAATAGACCACAACACCTGTCCATTTTTTATCTTTTTCAGATTCAAACTGATCTTCAAATAACTCGGACACATCGTCAACATCTGGGCAAAATACCTCAAGTTCTAGGGCTGTGGTAAAACCATTACTGGCATCTATGCTATGAGTGATGCGTGTGCCGAGCCAATAAACCTCGTCGATCTGTTCTTTTAGACCATCAAATAGAAAGGTCATTTCAGGGATAAGGTCTGGATTGCCATAGGCTAAGTTATAGCTAAAGGTCAGCGATGTACGTTTAAGGTCTGTCAGCTTTGCTTTGGCCACCAAAGTTGCCGATTGTTTATCTTGGTGGATATGGCGAAGTTCTTTGATGTTTTGGTTACTGGCATCACCATAAACGACTTCAAGCTTTTTACCTTGTGCAGCATCATAATAAAACGCACGTACTGCAGTAATTTCATCGCCACCATCAGTATTGCTATAGCGGTGGCTGTCCCCTTTATCGCGGGTAATTAAATATGTTGGAAGGTCTTGGCCAGAGATAGTCTGAGAAGCACCTTTGGGCATAAACAGTAATTTGCCGTTTTTAATTGATGCCATGGCATCATGCTCGTCTGCCAGTCGCGTCAGTAAATTTGCATCGGATTCGTTTTGGATCAAATTGATAATTTGATGTTTGGCCAGTGATTGGTGCACCGATAAATCGAGCTCATGTTGGAATGCAATTGCCTGTAATACGGCTTCTAAGGTGACATTACTGAAGCTACGTTCTTTTTTCTGTTTAAGACCTGATTTTAGGTCGGCACTGGAGGCACGAATGGTCAAAATATCGGGTGCTCCCGAATGTTCAACCTCCTTCACTTTGTACAAACCTTTGTAGACTAAGCCTGTATTGCTCCAACCGATCCATGCCTGAATCACTGCATCTTTAGGTGGTAGGTTCAATAAACCGTCATGATCTGAAAGCACTACCTCGAGCGCGTCACTTTCCATGCCCCGATTATCTGTAATCGTTAAGCTATTGAGCCGATCCTGAAATTTGGTGCCGATGTCGACACCATCGACCAACAGCCTATATATGGCCTGCGGATAGCTATCATCAAGTTCATTCATCAGGTTCATAAGACTTTTCCTACAATGCTACCTAAGACGTTCCCCATCAAAGTTCCTGCCGTTTGGGTTTTGGTGAGCTTTAAAGAGAATTCAACCTTTTTGGGCAGACCATCTTTGAAGAAATAAGTTTGTGTCTCGTCGACCGAATCTAATTTCCACATCCCATAAATTTTCCCATTACCCGCAATGAGGGGAAAGGACTTGCCTGTGTCCCCCATCACACGCAATGCAGTAATTGATAGCTGCTGGCCAAACTCGGGAACAATTGAACCTTCTAGTGTGATGGTGTCTTCCCCTTTGCCCACGTACTGATACGCGGGCATGCTCCCTACACGGTTGTTACTGGCATGATTCCATGCCGTACTTCGTTGTAAGCTTTGATATGTGGCTGTTGGAATAGAAAATACGAACATGCCTAAAATCATCATCATTGGGTAAATTCCTATTCATCGTCCATATAACTGCTACGAACACGCGCTTGCTTTTGCTGATCACGACGGTTCAACACGCCCTCAATCATGTTTTGCAGTTGTTGTAAGGTTTGTCCTGGTGCAGCTGTAATTTGGATGGTAATGGTGTCGCCTTGAACGATGACATCACCACGGTTTGAACTTGAAAGTCTTTGCACCGGATTAATTTTTGCTAAAGCCGGTGCAACATTGATTTTCTCAAGTGCAGTGTGAGAATTGGGATTAAAGACGTTCAAAACTTGATTGAATTTTTCTTTGAGACCAGGAAAGCCTTGTTCAAGTCCTACACCAATTCCCCCCATAACATGACCGCCTAATGCAGCCATGACGCGAGACGGGCTATGAATATCCATTTTCCTACGCATAAAATCTGGCATATAGCTATTGATGGTCGCCCAAATACTTTTCAACTTATCAAAACCTGATTTAATCCCTTCTACTAATCCTTGAATAATATTCGAGCCAATTGAATGCATTCGGCCATACAGTCCTGACAGGAATGAAAAAACTGAATTAAATGCACTGGAAATATAAGGCAGTGGAGAAATTGCGAGAAAAACATTGCATAAGCCTTTCCATGCAATCTCTACCCCACTTTTAATGCTATTCCAAATCGTTGAAATGTAGGTTTTGGCAGCATTAAAATTAACACTCACAATTCCATAAATCTGGTTGGCGTAAGTACTGATTACAGACGTTATCGCCCCCCAGATTCCACTGAAGAAACCACTTATACTTGACCAATTGGCAATGATCATTCGAGGAATACCAATCACTGGTAAAAGCAGGTTCAGAATTGGATTCGACGCAAATGTAGAATCTATACTTTTAATGATTCCTTTAATGAAAGTAACACCCGTGTTAAATGCACTTTTCACTGAATTCCAAAGGCCAATAAAAAATGCCTTAACTGGTTCCCAATTTCTATAAATGAAATATGCCCCAACTGCGATTGCTGTAATGAATAACCCGATAGGATTCATGAGCAATGCACGGCTTAACCACAAGAACATACGACCGACACCGAAAATAGCTGTTTTAAGAAAGCCAAATACAGTCGGAACTTTGCTAAATGCCGTCACTAAGGCAGTCCCACCAGTCGCTGTTGAAGCCATGATGAGCCGTAGACTTAACATCCCTACAATCAGTGGGGAAAACACCAACAGCGCCCCACCAATGACGATAAGGCTTGCTGCAATAGCCAATAAGCCAACACCTAACATTTTGGCGAGTGTTGGATTACGTTCCATCCAGCCAGTAAAGCCCTTTAGCGCGTCTGTGGCGATTTCAATCGCGTTGGTATAGACCGGGAGAATCGTGGTACCGAAGTTGAGATAAGCATCATGCAGTTTGGCTTTGGCTTCAATTTCTTTACCAGTTGTGGTGTTTTTTGCTCGATCACTTAACTGATCGATGTTTTCTGCACCCGCATTTAACTTGGCATTTTTATGGATTTGCTCACGTTGATCGTACATTGTAGAAAACAGGCTAGATGCTGTACGGTTTGTGAAAATACTGCCAATAGCATCATGAATTTGACCTCTCTCGGTAATACCCTTTTTTGCCAATTCAGGCAGTAGCACTTTTTCCATCCAAGCGAACTGGTCTTTCTTGAATAGGTCTGCACCTTTAATTGCGCCAACGTCTAGGAATGAAATCTGGCCAGCTTTATCATGTTTTAATTTGCTTGGATCTGCGATTAAACCAAGACGTTCCATGTTATTTGCTGCACGTTTGGTGGTTCGACCTTGATAAATATTCTGATAGGCTGACATCGCAGCAGTACCATATCTATGTCCGCCTAACTCCTGAACAATCGGCTCCATTTTGTAATAGAAGGCTTCATCTGTAAGTCCTTTAACTGCAATGCCGCCTGTTTTAATTGCATTTAGCCATTCAGGTGCTTGAACACGTCCACCAGTAGCCGTAACTACTTGTTGAATAATATTGGCTTGTTTGTTGAAGGCTGCTTCACTTTTTAAACCATTCCGAAGTTCAATGACTTTAAGCATGTCCATGAATAAACGTTCGTTTTCAGCTCCCTGCTCTGCACCGAACATGGCCTCATTACCAAATTTCATTTTTGCCAACGTTGGAGCGACCATTTTGGCATGATGTACGTCTGCAAATGCCGTGACGCCATCTAACATTAACCCCATGTTGTCTAAAGTGGATGTACCAAAGGTTTTCATTGCACGAGCATATTGAGTTGCTTCTTTGGTCGCATCCTTACCTAAACCTAAAGCACCAATACGATTTTCTGTAATGTCCATGCGTTTGGTTTCGTCAATTGGCTTACGCATGGCATAAAGTGCACCAACACCCGTTGCTGCTGATCCTGCACCATACATAGCAGCCGTTTTTGTATGACCAATCCACTTTTGACTATTCGTCTGAAGACCGTTTAAAGACTTCAAATGGTTTCTTTGGCGATCAATCTCGGTGTTTGTGCTCTTAATTTTATTTTTAAGTTCTTCCTGGTGCTGACCAAGATTGGTTGATTTTAATCCTGCATTATTCAGTTCCTGACGAAGCTGCATGAGCTTTGGTCGACCTTCCGTGACGACTTTATTTAGACGTTTAACTTCTGCTTCAGTCTTTTTAAGTTCTGATGAAAGTTTGGAGTTTGGATTGGTGGCCAATTGTTGTTTAAGTGACTGAACTGTTTTTTTATGGCGTTCTAATTCTTGTGACGCCTGTTTAACGTCATCCTTTAGCTTTTTAAAAGTCGCTAGTTTTTTCTGTTGGCTTTCAAGGTCTTTCAATTGGTCATTGGTTTTTTTTAATGCAACACTGGCAGCATTACTGCTACCAGCGATGATTTTAAGAGCAGGACTAAGTTTATCTCTCCCCCCAAAAAGAACCTCTAATCTTAATTTTTTCATTCGGCATCTGACCCATTACGTTCAATGGCTTTTTGATGCCATTGCATCATTTGACTAAGTGTCATGTCGGCATAAGCTTGCGGTGGCCAGTGGAACACCACCGCAATGTTTGAAATCGCGTCGTCTACTGTTGGCGTAAGTGTTCTACACGCACTGATTTCGGTTGCAAAAAAAGCACGAGTACACCACCGATTTGCACGAGATCCGCAGGATCTAACTGGTTAATTTGAGACTTGGTCAATGTAGGTGTGGACACACGTGGAATAACGTTACAAATAGCGGTGACATCACCATTTAAAAGATCGGCAATTTTCACGCCCTGAAGTGCAGTGACATTTGGTTTTCGGATTTCGATTGATTTGATTTCAAGTGTTCCCATCATGATTGGGCTTTCGAGATCAACAGTTTGAATATCTGGGTCAATCGCTGCGGTGTTTTCTTGTTGCGCTAAAGTTTTCAATGTAAACATTCCTTAATAGAAAAAGAGATATAAAAAAACCTCCTGCAGCACTGAACTACAGAAGGGTAGGAAAATTAATGGCCAATATTGGCGCGGTGTTTTTCAAGCAGATCTACACCGTTGACACGTTCAATCATGTTCGGAATATCAATCAAAATTTTCTCAACACCATCGATCGATAACTTGTAATAAGACCAGATGGTTTTGATTGAGGTTTCAGTGTCATCCCCTGCTTTTTGGTTTCCGAAATCAATTTCTTCATGACGGCCACGAACCACTATTTCGACCGCTGTAGTTTCGCCTGTGTCATCGCGCTGATATGAACCTGTGAAACGCAACATGTGTGCACCAACCGTTGTTGCGCCAAACTGTTCGATAACGAGTCCGTCAATACCGCCCAATTTCCAGTTGAACTCGGTTGCGTCATCACCCAAACCTAAATCGATTTTGACGTTGCCATTCATACCGCCACCACGCCAGTCTTCAAATTTGCGGACTAGCTTTGGAATAGTGACTTCACCTGTTTGGCCAAGGTAAGAATTACCTTCGTTAAACAGATCCATCATTTTTAATTTTTTGGGTAAAGCCATGCTGTTTTTATCCTTTTTATGCCGTCATACGTGAAGCAAAGTCAGCCAAATATTTGTCTGTGATACGCTGACGTAGGGTTAAATCTTCAAGTGGTGGGACTGGTGTGTAGTCATAGTCCAAAATGAGTCGACCACTTTTGAGGGTTTCTTTGCTGTTGACTGAATCATCAAACCAACACTCACCATCGATGATGTAGCCTTGCGTTTTCAGATCACGGAATTTGGCATTGATCCCTTCGACAATGTCACGGGCCAAACTTGGATGTAGTGGTTTATCCACTGCCCACATGTGCCCTTCAGCCATCGTGTCCGCAAGAACTTGTGCTGTACGAGTAGAGTTTTCAAAAGCAAAAAGTGGATCATCAGTACAAGTACGAGAACCCCAAAAGCGGAGGCCGTTACTTTGAATTAAGGTCGTGACTTCATTGCTGTTGAGATAACCTGCATCGGTATCCATGCTTTGAAGTTGCCAGAACACGTCTTTGGAAATACCAGTAACGCCATTGACTGGTACGTTTGATAAGGTTTTGTGCCAGCCAATATCGTTGTCGATTTTTGCGCGTAAACCGAGTGCACGTGCAGTGGCTTCAAAGGTCTTGGTCGATGAAGTGACCGTGTCCCATCCTAAAAAGTCTGGCCAAATAAGCATGGTCTCGCGTGAACCAATCGCATCGCGGTAAGCAACTGCTTCTTCTTTGGTTTCACAACCATGTGCAGATACATAGTTAAACGCACGTAGCTTTTCAGCGATTCCACCTAGTGATGCGGTGACAGCTGCAGTATCGAGTCCTGGTGCACCTAAAATTCGCGGTTTTACACCGAGATGTTGTTCTGCAGTCAGCAAGGCTTTCATGCCTGTGTATTTGCCGTTTACCGTTCCACCAATAACCGCAGTGGTTTGCTCTGCTTCATCTGTTTTTTGGTCGACACGCACAACGACGACTACGGCATTGGTCTGATCGACAATGGCCTGTAATGAACGTGCAAGTGTCCCTTGTGTACCTGCATTTCCAATAGCAGCTTGAATGTTGGTAATTAATACGGTTTTATCTAGTGGGAATGCTGTTGCATCTGCATCTGAACCTGTAGCAATGAGTCCAATGACCGCAGTGGATACGGTTCGGATAGGACGATTACCTTCATTGAGTTCATGGACTCGTACTCCATGATGATAAGAATCTGTAGCCATAAAAAAGCCTGTGATCTGTTGTAATGTTTTCAGATCACAGGCTTACAAATTGGGATTTTTTTGTCAGTCTATTAAAATTGTATATGCCTTATATACAAAAAAATTACAGCGTCATGGCATAACGCCACATCTCATCCACTTGATCCGAAGTCAAATCTAGTACTCCAAGCATATATTGCACCGATTCATTTGTACGTTCAAAACGCTCGGACTCGTTGTATTCAATCTGAATTCGGCTTTTGAGAGCTGGATCTTCAATTGCACCAATCATCTGCTCTACCGTATCTAATAGACCATTCTCAAGTAGACTCAGCTTGAACTGTCGACGGGTTAGAGGCGTGAACTGCGTGAGATATGTCGCATACTTTTCTTCTTCCGTTCGTTTGTCGACCCAATTCGCCCCATCCCAAACATGATGCGACGAAGGACGTGGCTCAGATACTGTTAAATCATCAAGAATTACACATTGATTATTTAACGCTATTAATAGCTGATTATGTTTTTCTTGAGTAATTTCTTGATCATCCAGCAATTCTTCAGTTATACGAATATCTAAAGATTGCTGTTCAATTTTTACAAAATAATAAAGTTTACTCATTAAAAAATCCCCACAATTGTTGCACTAGCAGACACAGGCTGATCATCAGAACCATTCCAACGTTTAAACCAAACAAATAGTTTTGATGCAGCATCACATCCTCTATAACCATCTTGCATTGCGTATCTTAACCATTCACCTGCTTCACCATAATAACTTGTTGTAGTACCTCCTTCGCTTAGTTGAATATCAACTGAAAGACGTTTTTTCAAAGTGATTGGGAGTGAATAAATTTGATAACGGTTAGTTGCATGGGATTCAGAAATTGTTTGACCAATAATACTTTGATTTGTCCAGAGGGTAAGTTCGATTATCGCAATTCTGCGATAATCGTCGTATGTAATAGTATATCCACTACCCTCAACAACTCTTAATCCACTTGTATTAGGCACTGTAATTATCTCAACATTACCTGAGCCATCAAAATCAGCACTACCTGAAACAGCACCAGATAAGGCAATGTTTCGAGCTGTTTTTAGCTTGTTGGCCGTTGCCGAATTACAATCAATACCGTTTGATGTAATACGTGCGACCACATTCCCATTCTGCGTATCTACGAAATTATATGTAGCCCCATAACTATAAAAATTCATCCGATCAAGACCATTACGGCCCATATCAATATAGTGATATTCATCGGATTGCACGAGGCCTGTTGAGGCTGTCACCGTCCCACTCACATGATCTGAACCATCAAATGTCTGACCAAAAATAGCTCTCGGTGTCTTTAACTTGGTTGCAGTATTCGCATTTCCAGCAAAACCACCGAGTGAATACAAAACACCATTCGGATCTAAATTCATCAATGAAGTGTAACTGTCTTGATTGCCATTCCACCAATCGAAACCACCACCGCCACCGCCTTTATGGTTAATAAAGTCAGTTTTACCCAATCCACTGGTTCTGTTCCAGGATAAATACGCCCCCTGTTGTGATGGTGTGTAATCCGCTTGACCATTTGCAGAAAGAGTAATCGCTCTCATACTTCCATATAAAGTTCCTCCAGCGAACGGGAACTTTTCATCCTGTAATTTTTTACCTTGTCGGGCTGACAGGGGTTTAGTTCCATCATCCGTGGTTAGGTCGTCAACCATCGGAATATTCTGTTCTGATACCCCTGTGATCAGACCTTTGGCATTGACCGTAAGCACAGGAATTTTTAGCGTTGATCCGTAAGTACTCGCCACCACACCTGAATTGGCCAAGGTAAGAATGCAGGACGCATTGGTAGAGCCATCAAAATTGAATGATCCTGTCGCTGCACCTGAAAAGCTAATGTCTCGAGCTGTTTGTAATTTGCTTGCTGTAGACGAGTTGCCATTCAAGCCACCATTAAATGTCTTGGCATATACGTGTTCAGGAAAAAGTGTATTCCCCACACCATCCAATAAAGTGGCTCTACGAAGAATATTGCTTGATGCATCTCGTTGGGTTGCATAGATATCGGCATCATTGTCATCTGTGGTCCCGATTTCAACAAAACCTCTGTCTTGCCCGGTGTTACCTACAGCCAAGTACCCGCCATCTGTTGTGGTGTAAGCCTGAATCAGTTTCTTAAATGCACCCGTTTGATCGCCAACATTTGAAACAGTGATGGTGCCACCAATGGCTAAGTCGCCTGTAATTTCCCCGCCCGATACAGGTAGCTTGGTATCATCTTTAATGGTGATGTCTTTTGAGCCATCAAATTCAACGTTGTTAATCTTTCGTGCGGTTTTAAGTTGGGTTGCTGTTGAAGCATTGCCACTCATCCCATTTAACGGAGTGAATGTACCGCTACCATCAATATATGCAATTAAATTAAATTTATCGTTGTCACCATTGTAAAAACGGAACCCGCCAGCGCCTAAACCACGGTGGTTAATAAAGTCTGTTTCCCCTTGTCCTTCACTTTTATTCCAAGAAACGAAAGCGCCTTGAGATGTCGGTGAATTATCAAGTTGTACTTTTGATTCTTGTAAGATTTTGGCTTGACGGGCGGAGATAGGTTTATTTGCCTCGTTACTTGTTAGGTTGTCGACTATCTCATTTCGACGAATGTAGTTTTCATTTACCCATGATCGAGTTGCATAGATCAAAGAGTCATCTAAATACAAGGCAATAACTTCAGCATTTTGGATGTTAATTACCAATTTGATGGCAATTTCACGTGCACCACCTTCATCTACCAAAGGTTTATAGGTCGGTGGGTAACTGGCGTTCACAACCATTGTTGCGCCAGCATAGAGACCTAATTCACGAATGTAGAAGCCACCAAGATTTGAAGGAATAATGGCTTCACAAATGATTTGATTGGTGTTATTTGGATTGATCTCTACCACATTGAGCGCGATTCGGGCTTTTTCATTCACCAGTGCTGTTCGTGTTTCAAGTGGATTTGGAACAGATCCATTTCCATCACCAACGGCAATATGCGAATAGTTGATTTTATTATTGAGGGTTGCACTGGCAATCAGTGCTTTACCATTGTTGGTCAAAAGACCTTTATAGGTTGCTGCCATTTTCTACTCGACATAAATGGTGACTGTTTCCGCGCCATGAGTGCCGATAGCCACTCGCGGAATACAGACAGGTTGAACATTAATCACTAAATTGGTGAGGTGACGGCTGGCTGGCTTTGCATCTTTGACTAGGCGGTTTACTTCAGCATAAGTGGCTTCATTCAGCTCTAATCCATTGAGATCCAGTTCTAATGTGAATGTGCCTGGTGTACCGACTGGATTGGTTTCAAACCACTCTTGAAAAATGCACTGGTAGCCAAACTGCGCCAGTACTTCTCGAACGGCCGTTCGAGTTCCTTTAATTTGGTGTTGGCGAAAAGATTTCTTAATCAGTTGACGTTGTAGCGAGGGTTGCCAGTTGGTATCCCATGAGTCGACCGAGTACTGCCATGCAAGAAAAGATAAGAATGGATCGGGAGCTTGATCGATCGAAGCCAAAGACTTAATTTCAACAGGCAAGGCACAATTCTGAGCCGTGACTTCAGTGACATTTCGTTCAAATTGGGTGCTGTTCGGAGGAAGTAGTTGGCTCACTCAATCCCCCCAATAGAAACGGCAATGTTGGTGCAATACGTGGCTTGTAACGGTGTTAAGACGACATCGGCAATTGGACTAATCAACTCAACTCTATTCACGCCATCAATATGCAGTGCAGCGTATATAGCAGACAGCCGAATGGATCGACCCAGTCGTTTTTGTTTTGTGGCATAAGCCGTCACATTATTGAGTGACTGCTGCAACAAAGTGGCTGCTTCAGGATCTTTGCCAAGATAGAGCTTGGCATTAATGTCATAGGAAATGATTTCGGCAGATTGGACTGTAACGCGGTCACCAATCGGGCGAACGTCTTCCGCTGTTACGGCATTTTCTACAATTTGCACTAGCTCTGGGGATGCAGACCCCGTCAATGAGTCCGCTTGTAAAATGGTTAAAGTGATATATGCGGGCTGAGGTGAGACTACTGAAACATCACCGACACGGCCATCAGCATCGCGGGCAAATTTCTTATATGCAGCTTCTGGACCAGCAACAGACAATGTATCAAAGGCCAGTTGAATCCGCTCTCGAAAGGCATCATCTGATTCCATGACTGCTGCCGTTGGGGGTGTAATCGACAAATCTGCAGGTTTGATGACTAAGCGTTTTACATTAAAGTTTGCACCAACTTGGTCTAAATCGTTTTTAGTGGCGTAGGCAAGCAATAATGCTCTCGCAGCGGTGTTGATACGATTTCGTAAAACGATTTCACGATACGCATTTTCCTGTAGGAACTTTGTTAGAGGCTCACTTTCACGATCTAAGGTTTCAGTAATTTGAGTTTTTTCATTAGCAGGGAATTTTTCAATAAGACTCGCTTTTCTTTCAGCCAAGATCGACTCAAAATCCAATGTTTCAATAATGTCAGGTGGCGCCAGCTGGCTAAAGTCAACACTCATGCTTGAGCCCCCATATTTAGAGGAATTCTTAAATTCATTTCTTGTCCTGTGGTTTTATAGACACCTTCAATATCAAAAACTAAACCTGTACCATCTACCCCGCTGGCTGTGATTTGACTAATGTCGATGCGGTTTTCCCAAGTTGAAACTGCGGTATAAATCGCGCTGTAGCACTTCAAGATCAAGGCATCATTAATGGACTGATCTATTAATTCAAAAATCAGTGATCCATAGGTTCGACGCATAACCCGACTTCCAATGGGGGTCGTGATGATGTCCTCTATTGCTTGCTGTATTGACTCTTGAACTGTACTGATCGTTTGACCACTTTTTTTATTCATCATGGAACGGGTGCTCCTGAAGTACTTCCACCTGACTGAATGCCCGGTGTTCTATGTTTTTTCAAACTGATATCACCCGCTTTTACATCGGCTTCTGTACTGAAGTCACCTGTAGAATGGCTGCTACCTTGTACAAGTTGACTGCCACCGACTGTGTTATTTCCCGTCATGGCTGTACTACCATTGACCTGAACATTGCCATTAATGGTCGTATCTCCATTAATGGTGACACCACCTAATGCGGTCAGAACTGCAGTTCCTCCTTCAGGTAAAATGGCTTCCAGTGCATGTGAACTAACGTCATAGCAAATCAGGCAACCATCTGAAAAAAGTCGAATCACTTTATTTAGGTCACTTGATGGCGCAGGGTTGGTTTCATTGTTCAAGCCCGCTATAGCAACACCCATGTCTAAAACACCCGAAGGGCTGAGAACGACAACTTCTTCCCCAATGCTTGGAGGATCCCAAGTTCTATCGGCTCCAGCTCTTAAATTTAAATAACGGATATTTCCAGTCGTAATCTCGCCTAAATTGACGGTGACTGTTGTATAGGGTTGAGACGGTTCAATGGTCTTGATCCGTCCAAAACGGATAAGATTTTCAAGACGACGGGCTAGATCTGCATTCATGTTGCAATCGTTATGCAGCCCGCCTTTTTATGCATGTGATTATTTTTGTATATGCGCTATATACAAAGGATTGTTCTTATTTTGAAAAATGGTCTAAGACTTCGGATTCAATCATTTCTAACTCTGCGGGGGTAAAACCTAATAGCTCTCGGCTGTCATATTTGATGGTCGGACCGCCCTTTTCAACTCGATCTCTTAAACCATATTGGTGAACCCGGGCAATGTTGGCCACTCTGTTCATAAAGCCAATAGCCACCCCTTCAGAGGTTCGTTCAATCTTCATATATTTTGAAGTTTTAATAAGATTGAACATTTTGTTTTTGATTTTATTTTTCTTGTCCCTTAGTCGTTTTTTTCGAGGCACAAAAGCACTGCCATTGGGATTTTGTTGTCGCGTTATCCTGGTCTTTTGTGATGCCCGAACTTTGCGGGCAATGCTCATTTCTAATTTTCGACGCTCGGCATCGCTTAACTTGGTAAGCAATGGAGCAAGATAATCGTTTAGTGCCTGAAGCTCTGCCATAAATTAGGGCCCAAAGTAATGATTTTCAGGTGGCGCAGACATCCACTCAGCCAAGACTTCACCCGTCTTATGATCGATCATTTTGAATGGCTTAGGTTCAGTCGCGGTTTCATATTGAGGTTCATCAGGAAAAGAAATATCGAGTGTTCCATCGCCTTGACGTTTCACAATCACACGCTCAGTTAGAGGAAAGGTTAAAGAAAGGTCGACTGTATGATTGCTCAGTATTTCAGTTTCAAACTTGAATGCCTCTTTCGATTTTTCAGTGTTCACTAACAGCTCATGCTGATGCGTACGCACCCAATCGAACAAAGGCAGCATGACTGCATCAAGCTCCCCTGCAAAGTCGGTTAGGATTAAATTGATATCATAGGTATATTCAAATGAAAGGCCATTTGCCATAGTGCAACGAACATTACCTTTATCTGTAAAAATCAACAAACGATCAGGATCACGCTGGAGTTCTTTCACCGCATTGAGTAAGTGACTTCGTAAACTATCGGGCTTTCTCATTGTTTTGATCCTGAATTTTAATAATGGAATCCACCTGTGCTGAACACTGAGCTCGAGCAAGTTCCGTTTGCTCTAAAGCCAAGACCAAATCTAGATTTGTGCTTAGGCTAAATATTGGCTTATTGCAGGGGATGAGCACTGGATACAATTTGACTTCTGTTATGGGTTGGGGCTGTGTTGAACATGCTGCGAACTGCATCAGGAATAGGCTGAACAGACCAACTTTTAGAAGGTTCATCATGTGCAAAGATCTCTTTTAAGGTGATTTGACGCTGTTCAAATTTGGACTGTAAATCACTTTGTACCTTCTGCAATTCAACAATGCTTTTTTGCTGTTCAGACACACTGGTTTGAATTGATTTTATTCTTGATGCTTGCTGCTCGAGCTGCTGTTGTTTTTCACTCAGCGCTTGCTCCAGTGCACCAATTTTTTGTTGAGACTTGAGTACAAATTTGAATGTCAGCACCAAAGCCACACATATTAGTAACAATATGAGTGGCTTTACGAATGGGCGAAGTAAAGTCAGTGGCATCATGCGACTTGCTTTGCTCCATAAATCGGTTCTAGGTGATCCCATTCTTTTTGGAACTTGGCTTGGTAACCGAGTTTTTTGTAATTTGGACCGTTGTAAAGTGTGAAAACGGCTGTCCAATCTTCTGCACGTAAGGCTTCTAATAATGAAACTTTTTTCCCGCCAACCGTTCCAGTTTTCCATTCAATAAAGCGGATAAAGGCTTCAAGCTGTAGGGATTCACTGGTTTGCATTTGTTTCTCGAAGTCGAAAACAGTTTCGTAGCCTAACTCCTTCCAATTTTCACCCATAATTTGGAACTGCCCCCAACTACAAGACATCAAAGCAGACTCGGGATGAATGTTTTGAGCTAAACGCAAGCGGGTGTATTCCGCTTCATTTCCCTTATAACCACCCGTTTTAGGATTTACGATGCTTGGGCATGTTTGTGCTTGTAAACTGGCAAAGGACTTGCCTTTAAACTGTGCTAAGTAGAAGTACATGCGATGACGTTCAAATAGGATTTTAGCTTTACCATTTTTTAAAAAACCCACCCCACGTCCTTCAACTGCACCAAAGACACGGATGGTCAATTCAGACACTTTTAGACGTTTTGCAGCGGCAATATAGTCGCTGTCTTTGAGCAAATTACTAACGTCGGAACCTGCAAGTGCAGCACGGGTTTTATCCCCTACTTTTCCGTCGACCAAAATGCCTTTGTTCTTTTGGAATTGAATAACGGCAAACTCTGTACTTTCACCAAAAATGCCATCGGTACTGAGAGGCTTACCTGTTTGGCCTTTAAAGCCGAGTTCTTTCAGTTTTTTCTGAACTAAGACGACTTCATCGCCTCGAGCACCAAATTTAAGAATCATTGAGTCGTACTCCAAATAAGTTTGGCCACATTACCTTTGGATCGCCAGATGAGTACCCCTAGAAGTACTGCAAAGATGGCATCCCATAAGGTGACCGGGTCTTTGAAAAATAAAATGTGAATGGACTGGCCTAAGAATGATCCAATTAAGAGGGCTGCTAACCATGAGTAGCCACGGTGGAAATTTCCACCGTGGCTGAAACAGGCAATACGAAATCCGCATAATAAATAGGCTAAGACTGCGATCCATTGAAAGAGAAGTTCAATCATGGTTTTCCACCTCGGAAAATGTTCAAAATGTCAGACAGCTTGGCTGCCTTAACCCAATCCACCACTTTGATTAAGATGAATAAGCATAGGGTTGAGGTAATAAGCGCTGCGACTGCATCTGCTTTTAAGAAAGTGTGCTCAGTGATTAAAGGAGCACTGATATAACCAATACCCGTTGCAAGGAGCATGTTTCGGATACGCTGATAGGCGTTTAAATCTTTTTCAAATGTGGCAATAAAAGCTGCCCCAAGTACTGCCCCTAACAATGCGTTTCCATTGATAAATGGAAATAATGAAACTGCACTCAATGCTGCAATGGTTACTGGTGTTGTTGGTTCTGCCATTTATTTAGTCCCATAGCTGGATGGTTTGTTTTGTTTGTTGTGGTGTTTCTATATCAGGCAGAATGACTTCCGTCCCCATCGGAATAAAAACGCCATGGTCGATAATGCTTGGATTTGCTTCGAGTACCATTTCCACGACACCAGCGCTGCGTCCGTATTCACGCCAACAAATGGTGTCGATGGTGTCGTTTTGCATTGCGATGATAGTTTTTCTCATATCAGCTCCACGACTGTGTGGTTCTGACCTAATAAATGTTGAATAGCCCATTGCTTGTTGCGACGATAATCATCCACCGTGCATTCGGCTTGTTCGGCTTTTTTAGCACCTGAATTTGAACTGTCATAATTCCGATAGTTCTCATTTAATTTGGCAGCGACACCATTGGCCACTGCAGACAAATATAAAAAGTCAGTATCAGGTTGATCATTAATTTGTGTTGTCGATAGCTCTGACAAAGCCCCTGCTTTCGCTTTGAGGGACACTAATAATCGGTTGGTGTCGAGCACTTCTTCGATGGTTGCTTGCTGAAGTCTTTCGTTGGTAACCGCGCCATCAATACGGACAATTTCTCGGATTTGATCCAAAACAATAATCGGATAAAACGGGTCACTTTTGATTTGGATGTGGCTTGGTGTGTTATTGCCATTTGCGACGAATCCCATGCTATCCCCTGCCGTTGTTTTTGTTAGTGCATGGGTGGGAACAATAGTTTTAATGAGTATTACAGTGTAATGACATCACCATTGTTCGCCCATGCGGTGCGTGGGCACTCGGTTATGTCGGTTTGAACTGCAGGTCGCCCTGGTCATCCACGACTTGTGAACCGTTTGCATTGAGCAAAGGTTCAGCTTGTTTTTCTGCTTCTGGTGGGAACTTTTTCAACAATGTTTCCACTGTTTTTAAATCCTGTTTACCACCACACTTGTCATCCAGTTCAATTGCGCGTTCAAGATGTGCTTGTGCTTCTTGAGCAAAAGCAATGTCTGACTGACTCGGTTCATCTTTGCTTTGGATCTGTTTAATCGTCGCTTTGCCTAAAGCAACTAAAAGCTTTGATTTAACCTGATCAGGCATGTCTGGAAGTTTTTCATCAAACTTAGTTTGGAGGACAAGTTGCTCTAGTTGCTGCAGTACCCCAATATCAACTTCAGCATTGGTTTTAAGCACTTTCAGAAAGCCATTGGCAATTTCTTCGGTCACCAAAGTAGCCGTCTTACGCTCAAAACGATCTGGCATGATCATGTTATGCCATAGTGCAAATTCAGCCATTTCTAGTGCTTTTGCATAATTTCCAGTGTCAATGCACCAGACCAAAACCGTCATAAAGACTTCATCTTGAACACCTGTATTGGCCTCCATGATTCCATCTACATACGGCAGGTAAGTTGGAAGTAACCCTTGCTTGAGTTGAATTTTTGCTTCGGTGGACTGAATCTGTTTGAGACGTCGACGGTCATTATTTAGCTGCATTAATTGCAACTCATAAGCTGTTTGCGACTCCATAGTGCCAAACTCAGCAGCGGAAACCGCTGCTGCTTTAGCACTGTGTTTGAGAAAATGTTTTCGTGCAAAGTTCATTCAACATTACTCCGCCAAGATTTCGATTTTTTCAGCCATCGCAGCAAGACCTAAATCTTCGATGTAGTAATCTTCATTTGAAGACTCATAGTTTTCGATTTGGTCACGTTTGGGGTTATCGATGACGGTACGTCGACGAGATCCTTCTTGCACATAAATCGATAAGTTATCGAAAGTGGTGACTAAGATTGCATCTTCAGGGAAGAACGGCACTGCATAGACGGGTAAATTGCCCATACGCTTTTGGCTGATAATGATATCTGCAGCCAGCTTTTCAGAGTTCGGCTGATCTTGGTTGACCAATGGGAAATATTTATCCGCTACAGTTTTACGGTTACAAAGCACCACAAGATCAGGGTTGTCCTGGTGTACTTCATCGATCATTTCATCAACTAAGGTCATCACCAAAGCGTCAACATTTTTGTAGTCACCTAATTTTCCAATAGTAATTTTGCCCTGTGCTGCACCTGAAGAAAGGACACGTGCCACATTTTCTTCACGCATTTTTTGCAGCCAGCCTTTGTTAACGTCCTGCAATTTTGGATTGGCCACAATGTCTGTGGTCGCGGCAAAAGACGTACCGTTAAAACCAATCATGATGCGGTCAAGAGCTTGACGCTTATGGATTTGGCCTGAAAAACGTGCATAGAAGTCTGGGAATTTCGCCCATTGATCTAACTTCTGATATTTGATGGCAGTATCAAAATCGGTTTTACGACAGAAGTAGACTCGCTCATCCATACTGGTCGGATCTTTGGCCTGACGATCCGTTGTATCTGTGTTGGTACGTGAAGCAATTGGACGAGAAATACCAAGACCAACAGCAGATGATGATTGTTCTAAAACAGGGAAAATATTGATTCGTTGCAAAAATGCTGAAGAGAGCTGAATTTTATTTTCCAATGTTTGTTGCACAGTTGGAGCAACTGTGAATTTTTGGGAGACAGACTCAACACCATTTTTTGCAGCCAATTTCTGCATTGCAGCATTAAATTTTAATAGAGTTTCTTTACGCATAATTTGTGCTCTTATATTTCTAAAGTTGAATTAGCAGTCAACTTCTTCTGTGAATTTTGAATTGCCAGATTTCGGACGAGGTTCATATTTTGGCTCGCCATTGAGCTGAGTTTTCAACTCGTTGAAATCATTTTGCAGCTGCTCATGTGCTGTATTCAAAGTGTTGAAATCATTTTCAATTTTTGAAACAGCTTTGCCTTGATTTGCCGTTTCTGTGGCAATTTCGACAATGGCCTGTTCTTGCTCAGAAAAAGATTCCGCAGACTTTTTGTCGTTTTGTTCTTGTTTTGAGAATAATTTTTTTACTTTGTCGAGTAAGCCTGCGGAATAGGATTGCTGCTCTTTGACCTCTTCAAATACGAGAGAGACTTCTTGAGTAGCTGAGAACAAATTTTCTGGTCGCTGTTTCTTGTCGGAGAATGGATTTACTTTTGCACCTGAAGCAAACTGCAACATTTCTGTACCCAAAGATGCAGGGCTATCTGTCACAGCAAGTCCGATTAAGTAAGCTGCTCCAGTTTTTGCGAAATTCTCATCAACTTCCATCGATGTATAAACTTTTTGTTTTTTCTGATTTAGCGCAATTAAGCTTTCCGTGGGTTCAATCTGAGCAAACAGTGCATCTTTTTCTTCACCGTTGATGTCGACTTTTTCTGTTTTGAGTGCCAAGACATCACCATAAGCACCATATACACCATCGGGATAAGAACTACGGATATGCTCCATATTGATACGAGCACCATAGATATTCGGATCATAGTTAGCAGCCATTTGGATAATCCAATCGGCTTGAATTTCACGTCCGTCCGTGGTGTCTCCTGCTACTGCAATGCGGAACCACTTGGATTTATATTTTTTATCTTCTTTGCTCATTTGCAAACCTATTCAGTAAATTGATTGTCGGATAAAAATCACGTTTTCGAATAGGTGCAGAATGGGCAATGTTACATACTCACCGCAATGCGAAATTTTTGTATATAGCTCATATACAAATTATTCAGACTGCTAAAAAGATGAGGTACTGCCAATGTTTGCACATTAAAGCAAATAGCCCTTGGCAATGAATGATTTATCTCCAATAGCAAACTTACATCTTATTATGGACAACAAACTGAAAGCCAAATTTTTATATTGGCTTGGGTGGAAAATTGTCGATATTGCAGAAGTACTGAATGAAAATGAGCGAACAGTTCAGGCATGGAAAACACGTGAGGATTGGGAAAAAGAGAAGCCCGAAAATCGTGTAGAAAATGCTTTGTCTCTTCGCTTGATGATGCTCATTCTAAAAAATAAAAAGACTTCGGGTGACATTAAAGAAATCGATGTATTGATGCGGGCATATAAAGAATTTGCCCGAATTGAGAAATACCGAAATGATGGTACTGAAGCAGATTTAAACCCAGAGATCCGCAAGCGAAATACAGCACCACGTAAAAAAGTTCCGAACCATTTTACCGAAGAACAAATTGAAGAACTGGTATTGGCTTTTGAGGAAAACCTATTCGATTATCAATGGAATTGGTATCGGGCAATGGATCAGCGCTCCCGTGCAATTCTTAAAAGTCGACAGATTGGTGCAACTTATTATTTTGCCCGTGAAGCCTTGATCGATGCTTTAAAGACTGGTCGTAATCAGATTTTTTTATCAGCTTCAAAAGCCCAAGCTCATATTTTTAAGCATTATATCAAAGCCTTTGCAGCCGATGTTTGTGGGGTTGAACTCACGGGAGATCCGATTGTTCTTTCCAATGGTGCAGAGCTATTGTTTTTAGGTACAAACTACCGTACAGCACAGGGACATCACGGGAATTTTTATTTTGACGAATTTTTCTGGACTCATGGATTTAATGAGTTGGAAAAAGTTGCATCGGCAATGGCTTTGCAGAAGAAATGGCGTAAAACCTATTTTTCTACGCCATCAACCATTACCCATGAGGCGCATTCATTTTGGACGGGTGAACGATTCAATAAAGGCCGTCCGAAAAACAAACAAGTTAAGATTGATGTCTCTCACTCGGCTCTGAAAAAAGGGCGACTTTGCGAGGACAAGATTTGGCGCCAAATTGTCACCATTTTGGATGCTGAAGAAGGCGGATGCGAGCTATTCAATATTGATGATCTTCGTTTTGAATACTCTGCTGATGACTTTGAAAACTTGTTGATGTGTGAATTCGTGGATGATGGTCAATCCATGTTCCCGCTCAACATGCTTCAGCATTGCATGGTGGACAGTTTAGAAACTTGGACTGATTTTAAAGTTTGGCATTCACGCCCTTATGCCAACAAACAAGTATGGGTCGGATACGATCCCGCTTTGACTGGAGATAATGCTGGCTTAGTTGTGGTCGCCCCTCCTGCTGTAGCGGGCGGAAAGTTCCGTGTATTAGAACGTCACCAGTTCAAAGGTGATGACTTTGCCCAACAAGCAGAACATATCAGAAGCATCACTTTACGCTACAACGTAACTTACATCGGTATTGACACAACTGGAATGGGCGTAGGTGTTGCAGAACTTGTACGACAGTTCTTTCCTGCTGTTCATTCATTTAAATATTCGCCCGAAGTTAAAGCACAACTTGTTTATAAAACTTTGGATGTCATCCGCAATGGACGGCTTGAATACGATGCAGGTGATAAGGATTTAACTCAGTCACTCATGAGCATCAAAAAAACGATTACAGCTAGTCAAAAACAAATCACGTTTACTGCAGGTCGATCAGAAGACATTGGGCATGCCGATCTCGCTTGGGCACTTATGCATGCAATCTATAACGAACCACTGGCTGGCATTACAGAAACAAACACTTCCGTCTTGGAGATTTACTCATGAACCCATTTTCAACAGCCAAAAGTTTAATGAACACTGCACTAAACTTTTTACCGCAGCCATTACAACAAACAGTTTCTCAGAAAACGGAAGCATTTTCCTTTGGTGATGCTGTTCCAGTATTGGATGGAAATGATTTATCAAACTATATGCAATGTTGGTTTAATGGCCGTTGGTATGAACCACAGGTCAGCCTTGAAGGTCTGTCGAAAAGCTGGAAATCAACACCATATTTAAGTAGCGGGATTATTTTCAAACGGAATTTTTTAGCCAACTTATTTGTTCCTCATCCACGTATGAGTAGACAGTCCTTTGAGCAAGTTGGTTTAGATTTCATTTGGTGCGGGAATACCTATGTTGAAGATGTTCGTTCTCGCTTGAACAATACAATTGAGTTCAAGCCTGCTTTAGCAAAATATACAAGAGCTGGGGAAAATAAGGGGCAGTACTTCTATTTAGATCAAGGGCATCGCGGATATACAGAGCATGAGTTTCCTCAAGACCGTATTTGCCAAATACGCGAGACAGATGTTGATCAAGAAATTTATGGTACACCTGAGTATATATCTGCTTTGCAAAGTGCGTGGTTGAATGAATCTGCTACTCTATTTCGTCGTAAGTATTACAACAATGGTTCTCATGCTGGATTCATTCTTTATGTGAATGACCCAGCCAGTGATCCAAATGATATCACTGCCCTGCGTACAGCATTAAAAGAAAGCAAAGGACCAGGGAATTTCCGAAACTTATTCTATTACAGTCCAAATGGGAAAAAGGATGGCATTCAAGTCATCCCAACTTCCGAGATTGCAGCAAAAGACGATTTCACCAATATTAAGTCAATTACACGCGATGACACTTTGGCTGCATTACGCATTCCGCCACAGTTGATGGGTATCGTTCCAAGTAATGCAGGTGGTTTTGGTGATATTAAATCTGCCACCGAAGTGTTTTACCACAATGAGATTGTCCCATTACAATCGCGTCTACTTCAGTTCAATGAATGGGCGGGTGATGAGGTGATTAAGTTTAAAGAGTATGGATTGATTCAGTCTAAATAG